CAAAGTTAGCAGTGACATCTGGGATAGTAGCAAACGCTTGCAGGCTGGCTGTAGCGATAGCAAGTAGCCCACCCTCTGCATTAACAGACGCAGACGTAGATGCGGAGCTATCGCCAACCCGCACACGGATGCCAGCAGAGCTAACACTTGCAGAAGAAGAGATAGAAGATGCACCAAGCTGGATGCGAATACCGTCAGCAGATACGGAGACATTTGCAGACGGTGACGATGCACCAATAACAACCCTAATAGCTTCTGCTGTTGCTGTGGCTGATGCAGATGGTTGAGCAGCGCCAACAACGATACGCACACCCTCTGCCGACATTGTAGACGGCCCAGCAAGCGCAGACGCACCAAACTGGATACGAATACCATCAGCGGCAACAGTGCTGGTAACATTTATGTTACTCGCACCAAGCTGTATGCGGATACCCTCAGAGGTTACAGTAGATGAGGTAGATGCTGCGGCAGCACCCTCAAAGATACCAAAGCCAACAGCGGCTACAGATGCAGATGTGGATGGAGTAGACTCACCCTCACGCAGAGCGGCAGTCAGCCAGATAGAACTATCTAGTGAATACGGGAGACTGTCTAAGTCACCCCAGTTATCTAACTGCTCAAGTGTTGGCCCTACGATGTCAGCCATGACTAGGCCGCCGTAATGTCAACGCCTGAAGCTGCTACCTTAAAGATGTCACCATCATTGATTGTCTTAGAGGCCGTCAATGCTGCGTGAAACAGCAGGTTGCCAGAGGACGAAGCATCGTAAATACCGATGTGTGTAATCGTACCCCAGTTGCCACCAGAGGCAGCAGGGAACTCAACAGCACCGCTGTTTGATGCAGTGCCAGATGATGAAGCACCAAAAGCCATAGCCTGACGCACATAGCCATTGCCACTTACTTCAGCGCCAGTGCCAGCATCAGTCGGGTCAGCAGTGTGCAGCCCAATGTAAACATTAGACGGAGCAGCTGTGCTGCTCGTGCCTAAGAAGTGGTCGAGAAACTTGTTCTCAAGATAATTACTCATTGCGCTCATGTCTATTCTCCGTAATCAGATTTCATTTGAAGAGCAGAGCCAGCAAACTGACTCTCAGCTTCTTCACGTTTAATCTCTGTAATTGCGCGTGTAAACAACTGCTCATACAAAGCAGTCTTCTGGTCATCCATCAAATATACACCAGCAGCGCCCAAAGAGCCATATAGATATGCGTCAGGATGACGGGTTAAGATTGTATTGCTAGTGTTACTGTCAGACAACTCAGATACACCCTCGCCGTAAATAAGCTCTGCCGTGTAGGCGCTATCAGGTGTAGGTGCAAACTTAATCTCGCTACCAAAGATTGTATAGGCGCGAGGCTTGCCTGTTGCATTAGATGTATAGTGGCTGTCAAGCGCCATAGGTGTGTAATACTCAAGCACTTCAGCAGGTGTTGTATTTAGCTTTACAGAGCGAATAGAACGCAGGTCAGTTGGTAGGGAAACAAACGCATCGCCAGCAGACAGTGTAGCGTTAGCGCGTTTTGTCTGGGAACGTGTACCAAGTTCGCGGCTCATACGCGCCTCTGCAAGAGAGATAAACTCAGGGATACGGTCAGTCAAATCATCACGAGCTAAGAAGTTCGCAATCGCTGTTTTAAGTTCTGCGTAAGTTCCGATTGCCATTATACTCTACCGCCACTTGTTCTAAAGAACCTGTTATCATAGTCATTGAGCCATTTCTTCCAGCCATTAGGATTATCTTTTGGTTGGCCTAGCTCTTGAATTAGCTGATGATACAATGCTGTGGGTATTTCCGCAACCTTCTGTTGATGTCGCTGCGTATTACCTTGCAGGCTACCAGAGCGGTATTCATTGCGTTCATCGCGGTTATTAGCAAGAAGAGCGTCAACATTCTGACTGCTCTCAAAAATCATTTTACCGTCTTCATCAAAATGCGCCCACGTTTCTTTCCCCGTGACCGCATCTTTTTGTAAAAGTCTCTTCTTCATCTTTCTCCCCTAAAGTGAACGGGGGTAGCCGAAGCTACCCCCTCAACACTTACGACAGATTGTAAACAGCGCCGTGTGCTTTCGGTGCTGAAACTTTCAGCGTGAACTCTGTGATAATTTGGAATTTCTCAGAGTCACCCGTCTTCGCCATTTCTTGAACGGTGAAGTTACGGTTCGGCAGTGTGCAGATGGAAGCATAGTCGCTATCCAGCAGATACACACGGTCGTCCGAAGCAAAACGGTCGATTACAACGTCAAGCTGACCAAAGTCGCTCAGGTACAACGAAACAGAACCAACGATAGCTGCTTCACGAGGAGCAGTGTAGTTGATTTGGTTGGTTGCAACTGAACCGCTGTTCAGGTCACTGAAAGCAGCTTTTTTGGCAGGTGATACGACGAGCATGTTTGGCTGACCACCATCGGTGTAAGCAGCCTGCATGGCAGTGTCAATCATAGCAAGAGTCATGGCGCGATTCGTACCGTCCATAGAAGGAACGTGCGTACCAGAACCAACACCTGCATTAAAAGCAGTTTCGTCACTAGCAATAGATACGTTGGTAATCCAGCTTGACAAAGTACCAGCTTTACGCGGGTCAGAAGCAGAACGTGCAGTATCAGAGTGCAGATACTTTTCGATGTCACGACGAAGCTCAAGACCTTTCAAAACTTTTTGATAGGCAACTTCCTTGTCGCGGCCTGCTTTGTCAACAGCGTCCAGCGTACCAGAAACTTGTGCATCTTTTTGCGAGATTTGCATGTAGTTGCCCAAGCGAGTGGTGGCAGTCGGCGTTGCATAAGTAGCGTCAGCACCTTCGTTCTGGTGGTTGTTTGCTACAGCAGCAGCCAGTTCTTGTACTTGCCATTCGACAAATACGCCATTTCCTGTCTCTTTTTTCAGAGCAGAAAAGATGGGGGTTTCATCAGGGTCGATGCGAGTGATTACGTCACTCAGGTCTTCCCGTTCGCCAATAGCATTGGCAGTAGTAAATTGAGCCATTTTAAGACCTCATTCTCTCTAATATTAAGTCCACAGCAGCATCTTTGCTGCCAGTTTTATTTAGGCGTTCAAGTGCCTGTTTGTCACGATTAGCTCTGACTTGCTTCTTGGACTTTGGAGTACCAGACTTAACTGCTTTCGGTGCTTTGCGAACCTTCTTCTGAGCGGCAGGCTTTTTAGCCATAAGCTCATCGTATAGGTGCGCTTTGCGTAAGACTTCGATTGCACGAGAGTCACTAGCCGTCGCCAGTTCTTCTTCACTGTAACCGATGCGCTGTGCATAAGAGATAACATTTTGTTTCTCCCGCATAGCCACTTCGTCATCACGCCATTCAGGAATACGTTCAAGCAACTGTTTTTGCTGCTCTACAAGATACTCTTGGTGCTGTTGCGCCATTTGCTCTTGCTGCTCTCGTTCTATCCTTGCACGTTCTGCCTGTACCTTTCCCACATTTTCTTTGCGGTCACGGAAAGCGTCGCGTTGCTTGGCCCATTCGAGAGGGTCTTCCTGATAGAGCTTATCCCAATATTCTTTGGGTTGCTCTGGCACTGAGTTAAGCTGGGCTTCAATAGCTTCCAAAGCTCGCCCATACTTCTCGCGTTGCTGCGCTAAAGCTGCCGATTCTGCCTCAGAAGTCTTGCGAAGTTCTGCGGCCTCTTGCATACGCTTTTGCGCGGCTTGTTCTAGCTGATATGATTTGACAAGTTCCTCAGAGGTTACTTGTATCTCCTCACCATCAACTTTTACGGTATGAAGTTCTTCCTCAACGTACTCTACGTCTTCGGGGTCAACGTCATACTCTTCATCATCAAATTCCTCTTCCGACTCAGATAGCTCTTCAGCGTCATCGTCTTCCAGTTCCTCTTCAGATGTGGCCTCAACTTCTTCAGCATCTTCAAGAATCTCTTCTTGCTCTACTGCTTCTGTTTCGGCTACAGGCTCTTGAATATCGCCGCTTGCCTCTTCAGGGGCGTTGGTATTCAAGAGAAGGTCAACAGCTTGACCTTTGTTTAGAGACTGTCCAGTTCCTAACAGGGTGCTGGGTTCATCGCTCATTTCTAATCTCCTCTACGGATTCTTTAGGAGTTTAACTCCAGTTTCGCTAAGTCACCTGTCTCGATGACTTCTGACAAATGGCCTCGCACCACCATTAGTGCTTGGTACATTTGAAAGAGCGTTTCTCGTTCATCTTGCGATGACGAGGAATCTTTCAGTGCGCTCATGTACTTTTCCTCAAGAACATTAAACGCCTCTACAATCAGAGGTTCGCGCATCAATGCCTTTGCGCGTTCACCCCTGTTTTGTTCTTCCCTTCTCTTGCCTTCATCCATCAGTAGTCTCCTCTACTGTTGCAAAATAGCAACACAATGCTTTACGCGCAAGACCTTATACGCGAGGAAGATTTGTTGACGCATCAAGTCCAGAGCGGATTTGCTCAAGTCGCAACTGACGCTCAAACTCAAGCTCCTGACGACGTAGCTCAAGCTCCGCAGCCATGTTTTCTCTCTTGAGGTCAAACTCCATCTGCATCTTCTGTTGTTCCATTTGCATCTTCGCCTGCATCTTCTGCATCTCAAGGGCAATAGCTGGGTCTTGCTGTGGCCCAGCCTGTGCAGCAGCTTGTGCTTGCTGTGCCAGTGCGGCTTCAATCTGCTCGGAAGGCGCAAAGAATTGACTAGCATCTTTAAACCCAGACAGTTCAGCAATCTTGGCAAGCGTGTTGCGATACTGAGACATGCTGACCATTGGATTGTTTGCACCCATCTGCATAAGCACTTGCTCTTGCTTCTGTGCAATCTGAGAAAGGAACGCAATTTGCTGGTCGCGCTGTGCTGTGCCAAGACCTACATTGATTTGCACATCATAAGAGCTTTCCCACTCACGCGGGTTCATCGGCACGAACTGATTGCGAAGACGAATAATTTTCTCTTTATTCTGATACTTGGTAACCAAGTGCAGGATACCACGGAACAATGCGCGTACACCTGTCTCAGCAAATACACGGGCAATCATTTCAATCTTGCCTTGAGAAGCAGCCTGCATAGCAGCCACAGCAGTAGCGGTAGTGGACTGCAATGCGTCTGCATCAAGACCCATCGACTGACGAGAAATGCCTGTGCGCTGCTCTTTGATGCTGTCCATGTAGTTCAGTGCAGGGAAGACAGAAGAAGAAACTTCGGGAACTTGCAGAGGCTGAACTGCACCAGCGGTACGAGTACGCACGATGCCCCCTGGCCTGTTAGTCAACAAGTCATCAAGATTTACTTGGCCTTCAACGGCAACAACGCGAGCATTGTTAGTGTTGTAGATGTTGTCGAGCAACTGACGCATCAGGGTAGATTTGATAAGCTGCACGTCCATCACAAGCTCTGCAACCGAGCGACCAATAGCACGGTGCGGCATCAGGATTGGCGATAGCATAGCAAATGGAATATGGTCAAATTCTTCGTTTTCAAGAATGTGGTAGCCATTGCCTATTGTAAGAACACGACGGAACTCAGCCACCCCGTCCCCATCATAGTCAGAACGAATATAACATTCCGTAACGAGAACATTGCGCATAGTCGGGTCATTGCTGTCGCTAACCGCACTTGTCTCAAGGTCTTCAAAACGCGACGTGCGTTCCTCAGAAATATCAAGGTCAGTATATCCCGCATATTGCTCTACCTCATCACGCTCATACCCCATAGACACAAGGTCGCTGACCGTCATCGTTGAACGGTGGGCTACAAAATTTGCGTCATCAAGAGACTTGGCGCGGTTGCCAATAAGGAACTCTTCTGGCGGCACATTCTCAATACGAACATTGCCACTGTTTTTTGTGCGTTTAATTTTTACATCGTAAATAATCGGGGCAGGAATGATGATGCCCTCTGGGCCTTCCATGTCTTCACCAATGGTGCGTTCATCGCGGGAGACAACCTCAACCTCTGGGTCTGCTATCAGCATAGTAAGCTCATCTTCATTGAGACCTTCATATTCTTCTGTCTCAACTTCGATGATTTCGTCCCAGTAAAACTTAACGACACCACTCTTTAGGATAAGCGCGTCTTTAAACCAGTTGTGCATGATTTCAAAACCACGGTTATCATTATTGATAACCCAGTTGCAGTAATCACTAGCCTGCTCGGCAATAGCAACATCTTCTGGCCCATGCGGAACAAAGCGCACATAGTCATCAGACTGCGTAAAGATACGCATCAAGGACGGCATGATGTGTTCAATGGTGTCAGACACTTCAGTGCTAACAACTTGAGAGCGGTCTGGCTGTTCATTACCAAACGGTTCGCCCAAGTAATAGTCCATCGCGTCGATACGGTCTTGCGAGTACTCCGTATCGTAGTGACCTAGCGCTTGTTCAATCTCATTGCGAACAATGCCCTGAAACTCAATGTCGTCCATTTTAGCCATAACTATGCTTTCTTAGATACTTTAGCCTTTTTAGCCGTTTTAGCTACTTTAGCTACTTTAGGCTTTTCCTTAACAACAGGAGCTTCACTTAGCGGCTTGCGACAGCTTTTGCAACGCTCTGTGTAACCATTTGGATTGGGGTATCCGCAATGTGGGCAAATCATTTCTCTGTCCTCTGTTTGCGTGGGCGACCACGTTTCTTAGGTGCAGCCTTCTTAGCTACTTTCTCCGCTT